GGCCAGTAAGAGTGCTTGCGATATCCGCCCTTTGGGGCGAGCAGTAGGACAGCCCTTAGGAGGGCTAATAATAAACCACCAGTTGAACTGGTGGTTGTAACTATGCTGATCTTATGAAGCACAGCCGTGGTTGCAAGATTGAAGAATGTACAAAGTATGAGAAAGGTGCACGGATGAAGAAGAAGGATGTGGAGGAATAGATCATGGAAAGATTAACACATAAAAGAGAGAACGGTATAAAGCGAGGGTACTGGTCCCCGAATAAGAAACAGGAGCTGGTGGATAGATTGGCGATGTATGAGGACAGGGAAGATGCTAGGGACACAAATGTCCCTGGCAAATGGATTCCGTGTAGCGAGAGATTGCCGGAGTTAAATGTACTAGTTCTTACTCAATGGGGAGTATATTGTTCAGGCGAAATTCGTATTGAAATCTTATATTTGAATGAATTAGGAAGATGGAATGGGGATTTAGGTGAACCGAATGGGAAAGTAATCGCCTGGATGCCGTTACCGACTCTGTACGAGAAAGGAGAATAATATGGATAAGACATATGAGCCAACGGAAAATAAATCACATGAGAAGATAAAGGTAGAGAGCATTGATATTATAGTTACCGGGCCAAAAGAAAAACCATATTACTCTATTAAGTATAGAAAAGTAGGCAGTAACGATGATTACATCGGATATGGTTCGTATTCTCTGGAAAATGTGATCGGATGGAAAGAACAGTGTTTTGCATTGGTGGAAAGAAAAGGTGAATGGATTCCAATCAGTGAGCAGTTGCCGGAGGATGAAAGTTACATATTGGTATCATTTGAGAATGCAACAATGCCAGATATCGCAAGATATGAAGAAAATGATGAGGGCGGTACATTCTATCCGGGAGATGATGAAAAGTCTTATTCAAGCTATGGAATATTTGTGAATGCCTGGATGCCATTGCCGGAACCATATAAACAAAACGACGAAGGAGCTGAGAAATGATTGAACAGAGGAAGAGACAGAAGACAGGTAAAGCTGGATAGTCAGAAGCATTACAAAGGGTTGGAGGAGAGCCATGATGCGAAGGCAAGTGAGAGATTCCATACACCAGCTTATCAGAGCTATACGGTGGAGGATTACCTGAAGAAGATGGGAGTAGACATAAAAGAGGTGACCGGAGATGAGTGAATATGTCGAGTGCTATGAAAACCTAAAAGCAGCAGTTGTAAAATTAGCTGCAGATGATTATCGGCGGGCATTGATCAGGCTAAGGCGGCATCCAAAGGACACGAATGCAATTCATACTAAAATCGAATGCGAGCTGTTTTTTCGCAAGGGCATTGAGATGTACAGTGATATGGATGGAGAAGTGCTGATTAAAGGAATTCAGGAAAGAGTAAGGCAGGAGCATAATGAATAGAGAACAGTTAAATAAATACAAGAAGAATAAGCGGGATATTGAGAATCTGGATGGAATCATTGCCAAGCTTCAGGAAAGACTGGATGCAGTACCGGTGGTATCAGGAAAGGTTACAAAGAGTGCGGATGACTTCCCTTACATCGAAGAGCATGTGCAGGTGAGGGTAGAAGAGCCAAAGGCAGCAACTGCGTTGAAGATGCGGATCCGTGAAAAGGAGAAGAGAAAAGATCAGCTGATCCGGGAGAACGAGGAAGTAGAGAAGTACATAGCAGCAATGCCTGACGGAACGACCAAGGATATATTTGAAATGGTATTTTTGGATGGAATGACGCAAAGAGAAGCAGCGGAATGTGTGGGATATACGCAGGCGAGGATATCTCAGATATTGAAAGATTTATAATATTTATATTTTTGCTATGTTATTATTATACTGGAATTGATGAACAGATATCAAATCATTCGATTAGTTCCCCTACAACCTAATAAAACCGAGAGAAGACACCTGGTGATGCTGGGTGTCTTCTTCGTTGCGTAATGTCATAGAGGATTTATTTATGAAATAAGCAAAATAGAATTGACATAATAAGTAGAAAAACGTATAATGTAACTACAAAATAGTTACAAAAAGAGGTGAAAGCCTAAAATAATGAGTAAGCTAGATAAAGCGAAAGCAAGAATATTATCAAAACCTAAAGATTATACTTATACTGAGGCGATATATTTACTTGGTAAATTAGGTTTTGAAGAATTTAACAAAGGAAAAACATCCGGATCAAGAGTACGTTTTTATCGAAAAAGCGATAAGAAAATAATATTATTACATAAACCGCATCCAGGAGATGAAATGGATGCTGGGGCAATAAAAGATTTGGTTAAATTTTTAACAGAATTGGGTGAATTATAATGAAAAGCAATATACTTGAGTACAAAGGATATCATACAAAAATAGAATTCGATACGGAAACATATACATTGCGCGGAAAGATTGAAGGTATAAATGACTTAGTTAATTTCGAGAGTAGTGACGGATCAAGAATTGAAAAGGAATTTCATGATGCAGTAGATGATTATTTGGAATTCTGTAAAGAGGTTGGAAAAGATCCAGATAAAGAATATAGAGGAATATTTAATGTTCGAATCAATCCGGAATTGCATAAAAAATTAGCTTTAAAAGCGTATGAAAATGGAGAATCTTTAAACGCTACAGTGGAGAAAGCGATTCAAGAATATTTGACGGAGTATTCAGAAACAAATAGTCAGTTGCAAAAGACAATTAAAATATTGTCAAATATGTTGGAAACTAAAGGAATGTATAACAGTGAAAAGACTCTTCCAATAGAGACAGAATCAAAAATTATTCCATTTAACAAAGCAACAAATGTGAATATGCAATACAAACAAGAGGAGAAGGTGAAGTAAATGATTAAAAATTTATCGGAATATTTTTTGCCGGAGCATGAATTTTATTTGCAAAATATTTCTTATAACAGAATTGAGAAGATAGCAGATGAAGAAGAGCACTCTTTAAATTGCGTTGATAGCATTAAGGTGGATGTTGATGGGAATGAAAGTGTAAGGGTAACAGTCACGAGAGCTTTGTATTTCGAACATAATGAATTGTTTAACTTGACGGTTACTTTTGGTGCTATTTTAAAATTTGATCCAGCCAAAAAAGACGAATACAAATGGCACGAAATTAATATGGCGGAAGAATTTAGAAAAAATGGGGAGTTTGTAACTAATAATTTAGTGGCAAGAATATCATTGTTAATTGCCCAAATAACATCTTCTTATGGGCAAACGCCATTGATTTTACAACCAAGTGTAGCAAAATAAATATCATTTTTAGGGCACCCTCCGGGGTGCTTTTCTAATGCAAAAAAACGGAAAGAGAGAGGTGGTGACGTGCCGGATGTAAAAGAACAGATCAAAAATGATTACCTATCAGGTGTCCCCCCGAAGAAACTATCGGAGAAATATGACACCAGTTTGAATACAATAAAGAGCTGGATCAAACGGTATGGCTGGTCCAAGTTGAAGAAAGAACAGGGTGCACCTTCTAAAGCAGAGGGTGCACCCTCTGTCGTATCCGGAAAAAGAAAACGGGGCGGACAACCAGGTAACAAGAATGCAACCGGTCCGCCGGGGAATAAGCATGCGGAGAAGTTCGGGTTCTTTTCCAAACATCTTCCGGAAGAGACGTTATCCATCATTCAGGAAATGCCGGAAGATCCGCTTGATGTTCTGTGGGACCAGATTCAGATTGCATATGCTGCCATTATCCGGGCGCAGAAGATTATGTATGTTCGTGATCAGGAAGATGTGACAACGACAAAGATTGCCGACAGCTCTGGAAATATTTGTTCTGAAAAATGGGAAGTGCAGCAGGCGTGGGATAAACAGGCAAACTTCTTATCGGCTCAAGCCAGAGCACAGAAGACGCTGGAAGGCATGATTAACCGGTATGAAGATCTGCTGCATAAGAACTGGGATCTTGCTACAGATGAGCAGAAAGCAAGAATCCTGCAGATCAAAGCTAATACGGACAGATTGAGATCTGGTGGCAATGACGACGGAGAGGATGGTGTGGTGATTGTCAACGATGCGCCAACAGGTGAAGATATCAGACATAGTGATACCGAAGTACCTGCCGATATTCAACAACAGGACAGTTAAACACATTATCCTGACTTCCGGTCGTGCCGGAACAAAGTCCAGTTATGCTGCTATCCGAACCGATTACCAGATTGTATCAGATCCGCATGGTTCTGCAGTAGTTCTTCGTAAGCATCACAATAAGCTCCGGAAGACAGTGTACAAGGAAATGATCAGAGGGATTAACCGGTTGGGAATCTCAAAGAACAAATTCACAATCACGAAATCCCCGATGGAGATCACTTACAAAAAGTATGGCACGACCATTTACTTCTCCGGATCAGACGGCATCGACGATACGAAAGGTATTATTGATGAGGATAAGCCGATCAAGCTGGTAGTATTGGATGAGCTGACGGAGTTCTTCGATGATGGTGAAGGCGAGGATGAGCTGAGCAATATCGAAGCAACATTCGTTCGAGGAAATGACAGTGATTTCCAGATGATCTATCTGTATAACCCGCCCAAGAATCCAAATGCACCGATCAACCAATGGTGCAAGAAGATGGAAAAGCGTGATGACTGCATTCACATTCATACGGATTACAGAGATGTTCCGGTCAGCTGGTTGGGGCATGCGTTAATCGCATCTGCAGAAGCTATGAAGCTCGTGGATGAAAAAATGTATCGGTGGGTATGGCTCGGACAGGCTGTTGGTGTGGACGAACTGATCTATTATATGTTTGGTGATCGACACAGACAGAAGCCGGATCCGGATAGGCGATATGATCGTATTTACATCGGCGGTGACTATGGACAGCAGAACGCAACAACATTTGAAGCATTTGGACTTGATATATACAGAAAAAAGTTTCCGGGACTTGAAGAATATTACCACAGTGGACGAGAAAGCGGAAAGCAGAGGAGTCCGTCAGAATATGCGAAAGACTTGGTTGAGTTCATGAATGATTTACATGAAGAGTATGACAACCGAGTCTTTTATATTTTCCTTGACCCATCCGCAAAAGGTCTGGCCGAGGAAGTAAGGCGGGCAACCAGGGCAGAAAATCTTGATTATCAGGTATTCTTAAGAGATGCCGAGAATGATGTTGCTTTAGGCATCAGCCGTGTGCAAAAGGTTTTGAGCTTTGACATTATGACCACATCTCCAAAACAGGAATATGCAGTAAGTGAATTTGGAACTTACGAGTATGACAAGAAATCCATTGAAAAAGGCAAGGAAGTACCTGTAAAAGAAGATGACCATTGTATGGACGCAATCCGATATTGTGTTATGGGAGCCTGGAAGAGGTTAAAATACTGGCTGCCGAAAGACGAAACGGAAGAAATAGATGTATGTGATATTAGCAGGAAGGAGGTAGAGGACGATGAATATCTTTAATTATTTCAAAAAGAAGGGGATTGATACTGTGGATCCATCCTTTTACCGAAAGATAGCGGAATGGATATCCTGGTATGAGGGAAATGTCCGAAACTTCTCTTTCTACAAGGTATACAGTGGACGTGGAACATACAAACGCTGCAGGCGAAAGAGTATGGGAATGGCGAAGAAGCTGAGTGAAGATATTGCGGATCTCCTTTTGAATGAACGGGTGACAATTACTCTTGATGATGATCAAACGGATGAATATGTGCAGCAGGTTTTGGATGACAACCGTTTCCTTGTGATGGGAAATGATTACCAGGAGCGGAAAGCCTTTACTGGTACAGTGGCGTACATCCCATATTTGGAAGATGTGGAGATTACAGAGGATGGAGAAGTTCTCTCTGGAAGAATTTGCATCAATTACGTGGATGCACCAAATATATACCCGGTAACATGGAATAATGGAAGGGTAACGGAATGCATTTTTGCATTTCCACATACGATTTCAAGAAAAAAATATGTCCAGTTGCAATCTCATCTTTTGGAAAATGGGGAGTACGTGATCAGTAATACTGTATTGCGGTGCGAATCTGGAAGTCAGGAAGGAACGGAACTGACAGAAGAGGAATGGAAATTATTAAAACCATTCAAAACACTTGCAAAAGAAGCAAAAACTGGTTCGGCAGAGCCACAATTCGTTATTGATCGTTTGAATATCACGAATAATGCGGACCAGAATAATCCAATGGGTGTTGCTATATTCGCAAATGCGATTGATACGCTCAAGAAGCTGGATACAGAATATGATTCGTATTGTAATGAATTTGAACTTGGCAGGAAGCGGATATTTGTGAGACCGGAAATGCTGACGAATGAAGACGGCTCTCCGGCGTTTGATCCGGATGATAGTGTGTTCTATGCGCTTCCGGAAGATGGTGCCAATGGAGAGGGGCTATTGAAGGAAATCGACATGTCGCTTCGTGCTGATCAACACAGCAAAGCAATCAATGACGATCTAAATTACCTTTCACTTAAATGCGGATTCGGCACAGATCGATATCAATTCGGAGCAACAGGAGCAAAGACAGCAACAGAGATTATTTCGGAAAATTCGGATATGTATCGTATGATTAAGAAACATGAGATATTGCTTGAGGATGCATTAAAGCAACTGATTCGAATTATCATTCATTTGGGAATGGTATTGAATGAGCCACTGAATCCAGATGCAGAAATTGTAATTGATTTCGATGATTCGATTATTGAAGATAAGGAAACAGAACGCAATCGCGATCGGCAGGATGTGAGCATGGGTGTTATGAGTCATGCGGAATATCGTTCCAAATGGTACGGAGAAACATTGGAAGATGCAGCTGCTAAACTTCCGGAACAGAATCAGGTGATGGAGTAAGATGCGGGATGATTACAAAATTAAGATGGCCGGTAAGATCGCAGCCAGATATCAGGATTTGGAAGAACGAATCATGCAAGACATTGTTCGAAGGATTGTTAAAACTGGTGAGATCACCAGCACTGCAGATTGGCAGATCAACAGATTGCGGATTCTGGGATATTCTTCGGAGGACATTGAACGGGAAATCAAAAAGACGCTTAATGCTTCCTACTCGGAGATGTTTGAGCTGTACGACAAGGTAATCGAAAAGGAATATGTTCGAGATAAGGATGTATATGAGCAGATCAATGCAGAATATATACCGTATGATCAGAACGAGCAGCTTAATCAGATCACAGAAGCAATTATTGATCAGAGTTGTGAAGATTTGGAGAATATAACCAATTCACTCGGATTCTATTTGGACTATGGAAACGGCAGGAAGGTGCTGACACCACTTGCACAAGTGTATTCGGGATATCTGGATGCAGCATGTTATGATATCGTAACCGGCGCGTTTGATTATAACAGTGTCCTGAGACGAGTAGTTACACAGCTCACGAACAGCGGACTTCGGAAGATTGATTATGCTTCTGGGAGAGCCGATCGGGTGGATGTGGCTGCAAGGAGAGCGGTCATGACTGCAGTCAGTCAGATTACCGGAAAGATATCTGAGTACAACGCACAGAAGCTTGGCACGGAGTATTTTGAGGTGGAGTGGCATGCAGGTGCACGACCGACTCATGCAGTGTGGCAAGGGCGTGTCTGGTCCAAGGAACAGTTGTATTCAGTATGCGGTCTGGGGACAGTTACAGGACTTCTTGGAGTAAACTGCTATCATACATATTATCCATTCTTTCCTGGACTATCCGAACGTAACTGGTCGGATGAATGGCTGGATGTCAAGAATCTGGAAGAGAGTGAACCGAAGAACTTTGGGGATAAGGAATATACCTTGTATGAAGCCAAACAAAAGCAACGCCAGATGGAATTGGCGATGCGGGCGCAAAGAGAAAAGGTTCGACTGCTCCAGAAAGGCAAGGCTGATCCGGATGAAATTCTGTTGCATAAAGCAAAGTATCAAGGACAATTAAATGAATATTCCAGATTTTGCCGGAAAATGAAGCTTACGGAAGAACGTGAGCGTATTTACCTGGATATGAAAGGTCGGGTGGCAACAAATAGCAAACGACAGAATGCATTGTTCCCGCGGGAAATGATTGAGAATGCATCCAAGGATGTGGTTCAGTATAAGCGGTATAAAGAAGTTCTGGGAGATTATATTGGTTCGCTTGTTAATTTCGGCCAGATGAAATATAATGATAGTGAGAAATGGAAAATTATCAGTGAAGCATATATAGATGTAAAATGGCAGAGTCAAGCACTGAAGAAGAAACAAATAGGAGAAGTCCATTCTATCCCGTATAAAGGAACTCCGAATAGCGTGTTTGATAACTACAAAGACGGTGTCTTGCAGAGACGTAGATATTATGGAAATGATGGAAGACCAAGATTAGATATAGATATGACGGATCACGGAAATTCAAAAGAACATCCGATTGTACCGCATTATCATAACTGGTATCTTGATGAAAAAGGCAATTTGAAACGTGAAGCAAAGCATGATAATCCACTTAAATTAGGGCATGAAATTGCCAATAAGGATATTCTTGAGAAGAGGTGATCAGAATATGATTGAGTACAAAAAATATGCAAAATTTGAGAATCTATCTGAGTTGACAGAAGCTATAGAGGCAGGATTGGATATTGAGCTCGCTCTCTCTGAGAAAAGATATAATATTTCATGGAGAGATGATAAACCATTTATATGTGAGTGCCCTGAAGGAGAAGCTGAGTTTTATTCTGATGCTCAGGAGATGCTCGATAAGCACAAAATAAACAACATACCATTAAATAAATTATGGGAGGATATAGAAATATTATCCATGTAGCTACCACCAGTCGAAAATGACCGGTGGTATTTTTGTACGTAATTTTAGGAGAAAGTATGATAAATGTAGAAATAACAGAGCGTAGTATTCGTTTATCTGGCCATGCTTGCAGAAAAGCTTCAGATGGTATTGACCGGGCATGCGCTGCAGTATCGGCACTTACTTGCAGCTTGATCAATTCGTTACAAGATCTTACACACGACAGAGTTCAAGCAATGGCGGAAAGCGGAATGACAGTAATCAGATGGGAGAATTTATCAGATGGCGGGAAACTTCTGGTAGATTCATGGTTCCTGGGACTTACAGATGTCAACCGGGAATACAACTGCATAGAATTTCAGAAATAAACATCCGAGAGGGTGTTTTTATTATGTCCAAAACGTGAAGACGATATAAAAGCTCGGGAGCCTGTCGAGGCGAAACGGAGGTAGAAACATGAGATACAGAATGAATTTACAGCTCTTTGATGACGGCGGCGGAGCTGGCTCTGGTAATCAGGGTGGAAATGCTGGGACTGGAAACGGCGGTCAGGGATCCGCTGGGAGCGCATCCGGAGCACATGGAACCGGAACATATACCTATGAACAGTTGGAAGAGATTGCAGGTGCACGAGTAGAGAGGTCTGAGCGGACAGCTCTTGCCAATTTTTTCAGAAATCAGGGCATGACAGAATCTGAGGTAACACAGGCAATCAATAATTTCAAAGCAGAGCGTGCGGCTAATCAGCCAAATACTGCAAAATTGCAGAAAGATCTTGATGATGCGCTGGCGAAAGTACAGCAGATGGAGAATGAGAAGACTTTATCTGGTAAAGGTGTTAGATCAGAAGATTTGGATTATGTCATGTTCAAGGTATCGAAACTTGTAGATGATAAAACAACATTTGAAAAAGCTGCAGACAAATTTTTGAAGGAGAATCCGAAATTTACAGGAAATGCCGGTTCTTATCGCATTTCCACATCTTCTGGAAATTCTTCAGAAGGTTCTGGTGGAAACATGAACGCTTCCATCAATGATCGTATCCGTGCTGCAGCGAGAAGATAACGGAGGTAGAAGATGAATAAAAACAGAATGAATTTAAGGCTTTTTGAGAATGGTGTCAACATTATTGATCGAAGCGGTGCAGAATCTTTGATTCCAACTCAGGAAGCAAATGAGATCATCCAGGGAACGATTGCACAGTCGGCAGTACTGTCAAGAGGGCGTAAGCTTGCAAACATGACAAGCAAGCAGTATAAAATGCCGGTGCTTGATATGCTTCCGATTGCTTATTTTGTGAACGGTGATACAGGGGCGAAGAAAACGACAAAACAGGCATGGGATAAGAAGTTTATTACAGCGGAAGAGATTGCAGTTATCGTTCCTATTCCAGAGGCAGTTCTGGATGATTCGGAGTATGATATCTGGGCAGAAGTAAAACCAAGGGTGACAGAGGCTTTTGGAAAAGTAATTGATGGTGCAGTATTATTTGGTGATAATAAACCGTCTACATGGAGAGAAGATGTGGTTGCCACAGCAACAAAAGCAAGTGCAGTTGTAACACTGGGAGCTTCAGACAGTCTGTATGATAAAATCATGGCAGAAGATGGAGTGATTGCGAAAGTTGAAAATTGTGGATACTTTGTGAATGGTCATATGGCTGATGTTTCGATGCGTGCGAAACTCAGAGGTCTGAAAAATACGAATGGAGATCCACTGTTTAAGCAGGATTTACAGGGAACAACACAGTATGCACTGGACGGTTCGCCAATGAACTTTCCTAACAATGGAGCATTTGATAAATCGAAAGCGCTTATGATTTCTGGAGATTTCTCACAGCTTGTATATTCTATCAGACAAGATATTACATTTAAGCTGTTTACAGAAGGCGTTGTACAGAATACAGACGGAACTATCGCATACAACCTGATGCAGAATGATATGGTTGCACTTCGTGCTGTTATGCGTCTTGGGTGGGAAATCCCGAATCCTATCAATGCACTTGCAAAAGATAAGACAAAGAGATGTCCGTTCTCAATCCTGAAAGCAGGAGAGTAGGAAGGAGTAACTTATGTATGTAGATTATTCTTATTACATGGATCAGTACGGCGGGGATATTCCTGAAAAGGAGTATCCGGCTGCCGAACGTAAGGCGGAAGCATATATCAGAAAGCTGACGTATATTCGTGGAAATATATTTACAACTGAGGACATGGCAGTAAAAGATGCTGTGTGTGCGGTTGCAGACGTGTATCATTCTTGCGAAAAGAAAAAAGAAGCAGGCGCTGTAAAATCTGAAAATAATGATGGATACAGTGTTTCATATGCTGTCGAACAAATGGATGGGCAGACGATTGAGGAACTGATCGGAAAGAAAGCGTATAAAGCAGCGTCTACATACTTACTTCCAACTGGATGGTTGTCAAGAAAGGTGGGATGCTGTTGTGTTAGCGAATGCAACGATTACTGTCTATAACCATAGGTACGATTCACTCACCCATTTCGATACCTGGCATAGAACCGTTATTGAAAATGTGCATATATATGTTAACCACAAAGCATCCGCCGGTGATTCCGGACTAAACAGTGCAGAAGTATACAAGATCCGTATTCCTGCCGATGTGGAGAATGCGGATCAGTATCTTCCGCCGGAAGAATATGCGAAGCTGGAAGATCTGGAAGAACACTGGACCATTCAGACAGATGATCAGATTGTACTCGGCGAGTATGCTCAGGAGATTGAAAGGCCAGCTGATCTGAAAGACGTGCGGTTGAGACATTGCAAAGTGTTGTCCTGGTCAGATAACCGGTTCGGTGGGTTGCCACATTGGAGAATTGAAGGAGAGTAAATGGCACAGAAAAAAGAATTTCGAATTACAACCCCTCGCGGAAGTGTGTTTACTTCAGCTGATGCGAATGGAAGCGTAACGGCAAAAATAGAGTGGGCACCAGGATTTGCGCAGCGAAAGGCTGAGAGCTTTTCAAAAGCGCAACAGTTTGTTGATTCAGAATGCCTGAGGTATATGAATCCACTTACACCAAGACGAACAGGATTTCTGATTAAATCAGGAACACTTGGAACAGTGATCGGATCCGGAAGTATCGAATATTTAGCGCCTTATGCCCGCCGGCAGTATTATGAAAATAAAAGTAAGCCAAGATGGTTTGAAACTATGAAAGCAAGCCATAAAGAACCAATCCTGAAAGGAGCAGAGAGGATTGCAAGAGAGTAAAAAACCGATTATTCAGAGTATCCGTGATTATGTTATGCTGAATCCGGATATTGATGATCGGAAGATAAATATTGATTATTTGGGTAATGGAATGGAGTATTCCATTGATCCGATCGGAGCGGATCCTGTCTACAAGAGATACACAGATGGGACCTGTTTGAAACAGTTTCAATTCGCATTCACGAGCAAGGAAGCGTATGACGGTGATGCTAGAACCGGTATTGCCAACAGTGGCTTTTATCAGGCTTTTGAAGAGTGGGTCGAAAGTAACAACATGAATGATATTCTCCCAGAGCTGGACGGGCACGATGCTACCAGAGTAGACGTGTTGCAGTCCGGCTATTTGTTTAGTGCAGAGGCTGACCTGGGGCGGTATCAGATGATTTGCAGAGTGATATACAGATAGGAGGTTGTATCGATGGCAGAAGATACAAATAAAAAGAAATTAGTAGGCAGACATAAGCGTGTTGCGTTTATGGATGTTACAGGTGATGGAAAGACATATACCAGAATGACGGGCTTTACATCGCTGTCAGATGGAAAGAATTCTACAGAATACAGTAGGCAGTATGTAGACGAAGCGAGTGAAAGATCTGACGTGGTAGGATATGCGCCATCTATGGATTATGAGTTTGACTTATACACGAATGATGCAGTACAGAAAAAACTTGCAACGATTACAGATGATGAACTGCTTGGATCAGACGCTCAGGTAACAGTGGTGGTTGTAGATCTGTTTGAAACAAAAGCAGATGAGGGAAATGGAAATACTTGTACTGCAAGAAAGCGTGACTGGAGCGTGATCCCGGATACGGAAGGTGACGGAACAGATGCACTGATCTACAAGGGAAGCTTGAAAGCAGCCGGGGAAATCATTAAAGGAACTGCTACAACAACAGATAGCTGGCAGACATGTACATTTACAGCAGAGTAAAGATAGGAGAGTGAGCCGATGAGCCTTTTTAAATTTGGAGATTTTGAAACGGAAGTGGATTTTACAGATGCTGATTTTTTGACGGACTTGGAATATGCACAAGAGAAGCTGTCGGAAGATGCGGCTAAAGTTCCAAAGACAGGGAAAACAGCAGAATTGTTTAGAACTCAGTGTCAGTGCTATTTTAACTTTTTCGATTATCTTTTCGGGGAAGGAACGCATGAAGCTATGTTCCAAGGGAGAACAAGTTATAAATTATGTATAGAAGCAGGAGAGAAACTTTCAGAATGTGAAAATACTCAGACAGAAGAGTTCTTCGAAAAATATGATCGATATAACGTGCAGGAACATGGAAACAGACAGCAGAGACGTTATTACAACAAACAGCAGGGAAAGAAAAAGAAGCAGCATTACAAAGGGTAAAATGTTATGAATATTTTATTCGAAGAATTTCCGAAAACAGTCAGAGTAAATGGAGAAAGATTCTTAGTTGAAACCGATTTTAGAGAATGGATCCGTTTTATACAATTGATTGATGATGCCAAAGTCCCTTGGCAAATTAAGTGCCGACTGTTGTTGCAGTGGTACATAGATGGGATTCCGGATGATCTGGAAACAGCAGTTTATGCATTGGGTGATTTTCTGGCAATGAAAACAGAAAACGCAGAAGAGGATGAGAGTATTACCGGATCTGCACCGAAGCAATTGTATTCTTTTGAACAAGATGCAGAGTGTATTTACAGTGCATTCCGAGAGGTGTATGGAATTAATCTGCAGACGATTCCGTATATGCACTGGTGGGAGTTCCAGACATTGTTTGCTGGCCTTCCGGAAAAGACAGAGATCAAACAGAGAATTATGTACCGGAGCATAGATCTCCGGACAATTAAAGATAAGGACGAGCGTAAGAGAATTAAAAAGATACAGGAGATAGTTGCGCTGAAAAAGAAGAATCGGAGAAAAATGACAGATTATGAGATTGGAGATATGTTTGCGTGATAGAGCATATGATTAAGATCCCGACAGAAAGAAAGTGGTTCCGGTGTCCTTATTGCGGTAAGAAGTTATTAATATACGATAATACCGCCAAATGTGAAGGGGTATATATTAACTGTCGGGAGTGTAAAAGAGAAGTAAAAATAAAGATATAAAGCACATGTGAGCCGTTGAGCCGTGCTATCAGAAAGGATGATAGTATGGCAGACGGATATTTAAATTTTGATACCAAGATAAATGAAAAGGGATTTAATGACGGTATAAGTAAACTTGGTAGTCTTGGCAAATCAGGACTATCAATAGTCAGTAAGGCAATGACTGGAGCAATTGCTGCAGTCGGAACCGGAGCTGCAGCGATTATAAAATCGTCACTCGGTGTAGTTGCCAACATGGAGCAACAGGTAGGTGGTGTAGAGACTCTATTCAAGGACAGTGCGAATACGGTCATAGCAAACGCAAATAAAGCATACAAGACTGCGGGAATGTCCGCAAACAATTACATGGAAACAGTGACAAGCTTTTCAGCATCATTGTTGCAGAGCCTAGGAGGAGATACTGCGAAAGCGGCATCTTACGCAGATCGGGCTATTGTGGATATGTCTGATAACGCAAATAAGATGGGCACGAATATGCGTGACATCCAGAATGCTTATCAGGGTTTTGCAAAACAGAATTACACCATGCTAGATAACTTAAAGCTTGGGTATGGCGGTACTCAGGAAGAGATGAAACGTCTCATTTCTGATGCGTCAAAGATGACTGATGTCCAGAAAGAACTTGGTGTTACAGTCGATGCAAGCAGCTTGTCCTTCGGAAATATTGTAAATGCTATTAGTGTTGTCCAAAAGCAGATGGGAATCACTGGGACTACTTCGAAAGAAGCAGCGACTACAATTGAAGGTTCTGTGAATTCTGCCAAAGCAGCTTGGGAAAACTTTGAAGCTGGAGTTATAAGTGCAAATGACCTTGTAGAGACATTCTGGACTGCAGCGCAGAATATTTTTACAAATTTAGGACAGATCATCCCAAGATTAGGAAAAACGGGGATGGATGTTGTCAGCGCACTTGCCGGGAAAATCGGCGGCGCTGTTCCACAAGTAAAAGGTTTTACTGATAGTATTTCCAAATTAGCAAATGAGCTGAAGGGAATGAACAGTGATCAACTGTTGAATCTTGGAAAAATGGCAGTGGTAATTGCCGGATCGGCTCCGGCGCTGTCCATATTTGGAAAAGGGATTGAAAATGTAAAAACTGCGACCGATGGATTTAATGGCATTATAGACGGAGTTGTCACATCTATAGGTAAAGTACCTAAAGGGGCAAAGAGTGCCAGTGCCACATTAAAAAAGATAGGTAGCGAGTTCAAATATCTCGGTGAAAGCATCGCGCTTCCATTCCAGGATCTGGGAGAAAAAATAGCTCCCCGACTGAAAGATCTTGGTGGATTTATGGCTGAGTCCTGGACAAATGGTCCGGGAGGAAAGATTACTGGAGCTGTAACTGATACTGTTAAAAAGATAGGTGGAGCTATTGGACAAATTGGTCCTAAGCTTGCTGAAAAGTTCCCTGGAATAACAAAGAAATTTGCAGAGCTTGGCACAAAGATGTCGGCCGTTTCAGCGAAGATTTCCAAAGTTCTGGGAAAAGTCGGAACAAAGATATCCGAATACGCCGGCTTTATCGGGGATGCGTTTACACCGATTTTATCAAGAGTAGCATCCTTTGCGCCAACATTTTTCAAGTTGATCAATATTGGTGCAGGAGCAGCAATCATCGTTGCCGGTATGGGATTGATCTACAGTCAGTTCGGTACACAGATTGATCAGCTGTTATTGCTTGTGCAGACAAAAGGACCGGAAGTAATCACGAATTTCGCAAATGGAATTACTGCAGCATTACCTGGATTGGTTGCTCAGGGTGCAACGCTGATCATGGGAATCCTAAATGCAATTACGGTGAATCTGCCGGCATTAGTCAGTGCCGGAGTGAGTATCATATCTACATTAGCGGGAAGCTTAGGGGCGCAATTACCGAAGTTAATTCCTTGTGCAGTACAGATGATACTGACATTGGTCACATCATTGATAAGCAATCTTCCACAATTAATTACTTCAGGACTTAACTTAATGAAAGGCCTCGCAAGTGGAATTGCAAATTCAATCCCATTGGTGGCAGCGAAGGCACCAGTGATTATTGGAAAGCTTGCATCGACTATCATAACGAATCTTCCAAAGATTCTGACCGCAGGAGTGCAGATCATAAGTAAACTCGCTGTTGGACTAGTGCAGGGAATACCGGCATTGATCGGAAAAATTCCAAGCATGGTAAGCCAGATTAAGAATGCATTTACCAGTGTGAACTGGGGTAGTGTTGGAATGAATATTATAAAGGGCATTGCCAGTGGATTAACCGGTGCAGCCGGTGCAATCGTAGAAGCGGCGAAAAGTGCAGCAAACAAAGCATTAGATGCGGCAAAGAGTGCTCTTGGAATCCATTCGCCATCCAGAGTATTCCGTGATCAGGTGGGTAAGATGATGGCTCTTGGTATGGGAATTGGATTTGAGAAGAACATTCCGATCAAGTCCATGAATGTAGGAGTACAGAGAGCAGTATCTGGATTACAGAAATCCGTAGATCTTGCATTATCGGCGAGAACTGCAGACAAGACAGTTGGAAGAGTAAAGAATTATCCGGGATTCGATGGAGGAAAAGATATCGATTATGACCGGTTAGAAAAAATCCAGATGAGAGCTGCAGAAAAAATGGCGAAGCGTCCAATCTATCTGGGAACAAAGAGAATTGATGAGCCATTACCGAAAGGAGCGGTGCCGGCATTATGATAAAGGCATATTATAAGAACAGTAAGGGAGAGGTGCTCTGGTTGACCAGGGCACCTTTTCGTACAATAGATGCGGACTGGTTTGACAGTACATGGGAAGAGACAGAGGATGGTTATGAAAAGGTAATTACCTTGGACGTATTTGGAAAGAGAGAAGAGTTCACGAAGAATATGGAAACGCTGTATAGAATCATCTCTGTGGATGCTGAAACAGGGAATTACGGGCGTTTATATGTGAATGATACGTTCTTGCCGTGTCAGATTTATAAGACCAAGAAAACGGGATGGAAAGGATATGTGTATACGGAGGTAGAGCTTACATTCCTTGCTCCGGAATTGTCTTGGATCACGGTTTTGGAAAAAAGATTTTTCCCGCAAAAAGAAATAACTGCAGATACCGGCTTGGATTTTGCTTGTGATTTTCCATTTGATTTTATGAACGAGAAAAGAGGGACTGCAGAATTTGAAGTTGATCATATTATTCCGTCCGATTTCGAAATGATCATATATGGACCATGTGTAAATCCTAAAGTATTGATGAATGGTTATCCATATGAAGTCCTTACTACGTTAGAGAAGAATGAATATTTGATTATAAACAGCTCGGAGCAGACGATCATGAAATATCTTTCCAATGGAACAATAGCGAATCTGTTTGACGTCCGTGGATATGATTATTCCGTATTTGAGAAAATCCCATCCGGATTGATATCAGTAAATTGGAGTGGAGACTTCGGAATAGATTTATATGTGTTTCTGAAGCGGAAGGAGGCAGCATGGTAATTCTGGCGACAAGGAGCAGAGAAATAGGAACGAATCCACTGTTAGATGCGAATTGCACCTTTGATGCTAACAAAGATAGGGAATTTTCCATCAAGATTGCCAGATGTAACTGGACAGAAGAAATGATATTCGGAAATCTGGTGTATGTGCCAGATACGGAATTTGGCGGAATTATCGAAGATGTGTTGACCGATACAACTCTGGATTATGTAGAGCTGAAAGGCTATACATGGCGTGGACGCATGGCAATGAAAGTAATAGAGCCGCCGGCCGGAAGTGATTACAGGGTGGTGTCCGGGGAGTTAAATGCAATTCTTAAGAAGATGATAGAACCGGAATTTGGAGGATTGTATGTTGTGCCTGGTACAGACACTGGTGTTACAGTAAGTAATTATCAGTTCGACCGTTATTGTACATTACTGGAAGGTATTACAAAGATGCTGAAATCTGTAGGATATAGATTGAGTATTCGGCATAAGCGCGAGAAAGGAATCCCGGGATACGTTTTGATTGAAGCAGTACCGGTTGTAGACCATTCTGATGAGATTGAGTTGTCTAAGGATTGTGGGCTTAATTACACGATGGAAGATAAAAGAAATGGGGTAAATCATTTGATTGTGACAGGAAAAGGGGAATTGCAGAATCGAAATGTATTTCATCTCTATGTTTGGCCGGATGGCTCTTTTAAGAAAACACAGTATTATAAAGGCTTAGATGAAATCGCACAAGTGTATGAAAATACATCGACAGAGACAGATGAACTGGAAAGCCAGAGTACGAAGAAATTACAGGATTTGTGTAGTAAAAAGACATTTGGTATGGATATAGCAAAACTTGGAATCGATGTGGGCATTGGAGATATTGTTGGTGGCCGGGATTATCTTACAGGGATGTATTCAAGCAAGCCAATAGAAAATATCATCTACAGTATTACCAATAGGATAGAATCCAAAGAATACGAATTGGAAGGAGAAAATGATAATGGAGATAGTTAGTGGAAGAACCGGGAAACCCCATGTTACAAGCCAACAGTTTCGACAGATTATAGAAGGAATTATTAGTGATGAGAGTTGTATATTGCCGTCTGGAGAAAATCTGGAACCGGAGCTGGTATCCAACAATTCTCTCAAGATCCGAAGCGGAATGATGTGCCATCATGGGAATGTGTCATCTGTAAAAATCGGAACTTATGATGAGGTGGAACTTACAAATGGATCGCAGGGAATGAAGAGGATAGATCTGATTGTTAATCGGTATACAAGAAACGAAGAGGATAACACAGAAAAAAATGAATGGGTTGTAATTATGGGAACCCCTGCAGAGAGCAATCCGGTAGTTCCGGAGTATACGCAAGGAAATTTACAAAAAGGAGATCTTGTAGATGATTGCCCGGTATTCGAAGTACATTTTGATGGAATTAATATTACGGAAGTAACGAAGATGCTGGAGATTGCTCAGACAAATAAGGATTTGTCCAATAAGCTTGCTGAAATTAGCCAAAAAATGACTGGTAAGTATGCCTACGCATATACCACTTATCTGGATGCCGAAAAAAGTACAAAAACATCCCTGACACTTAATAGCATCAAGGCGACAGGGCATGGCAGAAAATGTATCCTAATGTGCTGGGGTGCTGTCAAAGTAACAACTTTGACAGCAAGGCTGAGCGTCTATGTCAACGGCAAAGATAGTTGTTCCGGAATAACATCATCCACAAGCTATGTGCCGGTATTTGACAGCAACATTATAACTCTTCCGGAGGGCGAAAACACGATTGAGATAAGACTGTCAGCACAAGCGAATACAGCTACTGCATATATTGGACGTTATCACAAACTTGGCTTCATTGTCGCAGAATTATAATCCTTATTTTCCGAAATAGAATATTACATAATTTATTCTAATGCTACCACTAGAAGCATTCTGATTAAACGTTGCATGCCATGCGCCGTCTAAGTAGGTACTGCCTTCTACATGCACTTTTTGAGCAAGACCATCGCCGTTAGTCATTAATACCACTGTGTTTGCATTAGAAGAGTTAGTTACGCCAAGCGCATTATTTATCTCAGAATTAGACAATACCTGTACAGATGTGCTGGCTTTTGCGGTTACAACTTTTGATCCGGCTATCATTTTAGTTATATTCTTATTGACTGATTTTACGGATGTTATATTTTTATTTAATTTAGCAACTTTATTGGACAAATCCTTATTTTACACAGAAAGGAGATATACATAATTATGAAAATTACATTCAATGATGCAACGGAGTTGACCATCCAGTCAGCGAGCACCCGGCCGGACGGGAGCCTATTGATCAAAACAATATCAGACACTGAAGAGAATCTAAAGACAATCTTTCAGGATGGCATGAAGACCAAGAAGATGATCATAAAAGAAAGAGAATCTACGATTGTCACTTATGAGAATTACACGGAACTTGAGGGAATCATGAAATACACAGCAGGAATCCTAGGAGTTGTATTACATAAAGTTGGAAAGTCGCAGCTAGAGCGAATCGACGCACTCGAGGTAACTACGGACGACATCGTATTAATGATGGCGGATCTGATTGCGGGAGGGGAGCAAAATGAGAATACTACAGTTCCGGATTAATGGACAAAAGTTAAGTAAGGACGGAGACTTTTCCGGATTAATTGCTGGTACGAAAGGCTATCTGTACGCAGCATATAACTTTGACGGAGAGTGGGACGGTTGCAGGAAGGCAGCTGTCTTTTTAAGGTACGACAAAGAATATCCTGTCCCGATTGTGAATGGCAAATGTGCCGTACCGGACGAAATCACGGAATATAAACGTTGGAAAGTATATCTGGTAGGAGAAAGAAAAGGATACAGAATCACAACGAACGAAGTGGAGGTGATACAGTCATGACATTAGAGGAAGCATTAGAAGCATCCGGAGCCGAACCGGTGAATGATATATTTCTGATCAATCCGGAAACCCGTACAATCACGGTGCCAGAGACGGAAAAAATCTTTGGTGTATCACATGATGGGAACTCCGAAAGGAAGCATTTTCGATGTCCAAAAATCGTAGGGGATAACATCGACCTGTCTACGATGCACCTGTATGTGAATTACCAGAATGCCAACGGCGAGAAGTCCGCATATCTGGTGGAAGATGTGCAGACAGATGGGGATTATATTACATTTTCATGGCTGATCAGTCCGGATGTGGTTGCATATAAGGGACAGATTAAGTTCATTGTATGTGCCAAAAAGGGAGATGGAACAATTCCGGAATGGAATACCACCATTGCAGAAGGTACCGTACTGGAAGGTCTGGAAGCTACAAATGAAGTAGTGGCCAGAAATCCAGATATCATCGAGCAGATTCTTACCAGACTTGATAATGTGACGGAAATCCCGCAGGAGAAGGTAACAAAAGCAGTATCTGAGTATATGAAGGAGAATCCAATTAATGTGCCGAAAAACTTATCTGACCTAAAAGAAGATGCGGAACACCGTACCGTTACAGATAAAGAGAAACAGTCGTGGAACAACCGACAAGCACTAACAATCACATATGGCGGTCAAACCCACACCTATGATGGAAGTGAAGCTGTTGCAATCACAATCGAGACAGGTGGTATAGAAAGAATAGAAAAACTTGCTACAGACACTACAGTAACCTTAGAGCCTAACAAACTCTATGTATTTCCAGAAATGACATCATTAACCTACACCATAGCCGAGGGCACAGGTGAGATACATTTCATATTCCGAAGCGGAGCAACAGCGACAAGGGTGGTACATCCAGACGGTGTCAATATCGGTAGCTTTTCGGTCGAGAGCAATAAGGTATACGAGGTGTCAATCTTAGAGGGGCTGTTGACGTCCCAGAATTGGAGTGCGAGCTGATGGAACGGAGAAGGATATTGGAAAATGAGGTGGAAAGTGTGATGAGTGAAGAATATGAGCTTGTCGGTACTGCAAGCATAACGGAAGAAACAAAAGCTGTGGAAATACAATTAAGTAAAGCCTGTACAGAGTTATATTTGTTTTGCGAAAACCTAAAATCAACAGCTAATTCGCAGTTAGTAATTAAATTAGGCAATGGGATAACGTTATCTGGAATTAATGCTGAATTATCGCAGAATGGACAAAACACTATTCAGCACATAAAGAAAGTTGGAAAAACATGGATAAGAACGGGAAATAATCACGGGACATATGGACTTAATGTTGCGTCAACACAAATGTATAGAATGGCAATAATGCCGAATAAATGGTTCCCAGAAAGTATTACTAGAATAACATTAAGTACTTTGTATGATAGCCATAAGTTTACATCTGGCACAATAGAAATCTACGGGAGGTAATTGACATGAAATACAGAATAAAACACAATCTTGTCAGTCAGTCAGTCAGTCAGTCAGTCAGTCAGTCAGTCAGTCAGGGCGATGATACTGTAGCTGATTCGCTCCTGTCAAGTTGGGCGGTGACGATATGAACCGCCGGAGAATGATGTTTATGAATGGACAGGAGGAGAATGAGATGAAAGAATGGAAAACATTAGATACCGTTGTTCTGAAAGAAGATGCGAAAACTATTACAGTCAAAATTCCAGATGCAAATGAAATAACAGTACTATTCTGGGGGAGAGAGAACAACGGTGATGATAGCATTAGTGGCGCAGGAGCGGGGTCTGATGGACTAAGAATAAATGATAAAGGAGTATCAAATTATCCATTGACATATCTGAGGAAAGCAGGAAGTGAATATTATACAAAGATTACAGCGGAAATTATAAATGGATTTTTGGATGGAACAATATCAAAAAAAGGAAATAATGAACTTGTAGGATTTCAAAATCTTTTGACGAATGTAGAATCCATAAAAGAAATATCGCTCGTTACGAACAATTTATTCAAAACAGGCAGTAAAGTAATGGTATTATATCGTTAGATAAGGAGTTGATACAAAAATGAACAATGCTAAAATGCTGACAGCACAGCACAGCACAGCACAGCACAGCACAGCACAGCACAGCACAGCACAGCACAGCACAGC